AAGTTACCTGTACCAACATCAATGACAACTGCTGTGGCACCAGTGTTATTTCCGATCGTCACAGACTTAGCAATTGTGGTTCCCAAGAGGATTGCTCCCGTTCCAGAATCCAAAGTTAAAGCAGCTGCTCCATTTTGTGATCCTACTGTAACTGTTCGTTCACCATCAGTACCTACATTGATATTTTGATCGATATCATCATTACCGATATTGATAACGCCTGCTGAGGAATTAAGCTCAAGAACACCATCTGAATCAAGAAGCATTGTATCATCAGAATTTAAGATGATATCTCCAGCACCTGTTGTACTGACTGTGAAATGGCCTGTTCCAGTATTTACTGCAACCGCTGTTGCACCACTAACATTACCTATAGTAATAGTTCGCCCTGCGGCACCCGTACCAAAATTCATAGCTGCTGTGTCCGCATCCGCACCAATATTAATAGCTGTTCCACCACTTTCAAATGAACCACCAGCATCGAAATCAATAGCTCCTGTGGCAGCTAAGGTAGTAAAAGATCCCGCACCTGGCGTCCCGCTTCCCATAGCAGGAGGCGCTGCAAAAATAGAACCAATCTTTAGAGCTGTGACGATTCTTTCATCATCAGTTACAGCGACTGCCTCTGCCGTGGTCGCAAGTTCAGCTATTCCCTTTACCGTTTCAGAGGCGTCTGGCGCTCCTGCAATTGCTAAATTGTCAGCATAAAATTTAGTAGCTACTGGTGTGTTGTCATCAGTAAGAAAGACAACCCCTTCAATCACTGTAGTAGCAGAGGGGACTAAATCACCTACTGCACTTGATAGAGTTGCAGGGCTAATAAATAGGTTTTCTGCTGTTCCAGCTGCAGCCTCTATGGCATTAGCAGCTCTTGACTGTCCTGTTTTATTTTGTGTGGCTGACCTTCCTGTGCTGGAAGTTGTCCTTGCGTATTTCGGCATGTTCCTGCTCCTTAGTGAGTTATGTTTTTAATCTTCTTAAACATATTTATACAACATACCAATTATTTTAGATATAGATGATTGACAAGAAGGATGAATTCTGACATCATTATGTTATGACACAAGAAAATAAAAGTGAATATATTAGGACAACCCTCTATATACAAAGAAGTTTACATGATGAAGCTAAGATAATGGCTGTTTTAACTCACACAAGCATGTCCCATATCATGTGCATTGCTTTAAGGGAAAAAATTAACCAAGTTAAAAGGCAGCAAAGTGAAAAAAAATAATATATCCAGTGGAGACACATTCAACGACTGGACTGTAGTAGAATTTGATTCAAAAAAATCTAATGAAAGAAGAAAATTTTTCATATGTAAATGTAAATGTGGGAAATTATGAACCTGGAAATGTCAGATGGGCAACGCCTAAAGAACAGGCAAATAATAGAAGAAGTAATAAATTTATAAAGGTTGAATTGAAATTATGATTTTATTTTATATTTGTTTTATTTTATTTTGGTGCTGGTATTTCGCGAGAGATTCCTATTCTCCTTGGTAGCTTTTTTTTCTTGCGCCTCTAAGCCATTATTTAGTTTTACGTAATTCTTAATGAAAGCAGGTGCGTTTTCTCTGAGCGCAGCGGCAATTGCATTTGAATAGAAATTTCTTAATGATCTATTTGTAACCATGCGAAACATTACTTGACCTGTTTTTGCTAAAGGAGCGCCTAAAGTTATTGCTGCTGCTGTTTTAGGTGAAAAAACACCAGTCAATCCAAAAAGACTTCCTGCTATTCCACCTAGAAATTTACCATGTGGTCCCTGTGATAACTCACTTAGCCAATTTGTAATAGTATTACTTCTATGTACAGAACTCCAAGCTAAAACTCCATCCTCCCATGCCTGTAATGCTGCTGGATCTTGACTTCCTACAAGTCGTATTTCATCTCCTACAATATCTCTAACTTGGTTTATTCGACTTCTTGCGAAATTTACATTTCCTCGTGAGCCTAGTTCAAAAAGACTTCTATTGGATTTTTCTGCATTGATTCCATCGTATACATTCATTAAGCTTCTAATATTCATTGGTTGGTCATTATCTGTTCTTAATCTTTCTAATAAACTTCTTGCTGGTGCACTTCTAGGATCTGTTGTAGAAAACTGTTCAGATCTTAAAACATTATTAATATTTCTTTCTATTCTTTGTTGATTTACCATTAATCCAGGATCAATGTTTTGTCTCCCTTGATTCATTAACTGACTTGCATATCTTGGACCATTTACTTTGCTAGCGAGCATCACAGGCAACCAAGTAGCAAATTTGGTTAAATTTGCAGCATCTTCACTAAAACCTAGACCTTTCATTCCTTGTTTTGCCACATTTCCTGTAAGTGGAGCTAACACTTGTAGTGGTCTTGTTAATCCCCCTCCACGTGCCAATGCTGAAACATCTTCTGTAAATTCTTGTATCCCTTCTTCAATTTTCCCTCTAGGTTTCGTAAATCCTTTTGTACCTTCAAAACTTAATTGTTTAAGATCTTCAGATGTTGCCAATAAAGTTTTTCCTGGTGGTGTATCTCCAAAAATAAATTTATCCCAAGTTTCTTGCCCTATAAGGTCTTTAAGAGCTTTTCCAAAGAGACCTCCTATAGGTAGCTTTGATAAAGCTTCTTTTCCAACTTTCTCAATATTTCCATGAAATCCTAATGCCTGTTCTGCTGCTCTTGATGCATTTGCTGTAAGATTTCTCCCAATCGTTCCTAAAAAACCTTCTTGCTGTTTTTCATTAAATGGACCTTGGAACGTAAACGGTGTTTGAAAATTATCCCATTCAAACTTTTGATTGGGTTCCTGAGCAGATTGTTGAAATGAATCTATCGAAACGGTGTCTTCAACTTCTTCTCCTAGTGGTGTTGCTCTTTGAAATTGTGAGAAATCTACTTGACTTACCATATTTTTTTAGCCCTCGGTTCTTGTATTAAAATATTTTCTACCATATCTTTAGGTACAAAATAAATATCCCCGTTTGGATCAAACATTGGTACTGTTCCTTGTGGTACATCCTTAATTCGTGCCATCTTTACAAATTCATCATTCAACTTATTTAAAACTGGTCTTGATCTTTCAAAAACTTGTTGTTGAAAATCTCGTGGTAATGGTTTATTTTTTTCTATTGATTCTAATTGGAGTTCTCTTGTCGCATCAAAAGCTGCCTCTTTAAACTCTCCAAGTTTCAACATGTTAGAAGTGATCATCCTACGACCATCTGGACTATTTATAAGTTGTGGAATCGTTTTAAGAAAGTTTTCAACTTCTACTTGTAGAATTCGGGTTCCAAATGCTTCAGGAAGCCCCTTTAACAAATCTTGGCTAAGTTTCGAATAAAGTTCATTTGATGGGTTTTCGAGAAGACCAAGAGGAATATCAAAAGTTTCTAAAATTTTTGCAGATGTAGGACCAATTAATTGATCATCATTGAGAGCTTGCATTTGCGATAATCGAGGTTTTGTTTCCGTTTCAAAAGCTTTAAATGATGAAGTGGTTTCATCAATAAATTTTTGATGTGGTTTGTATGATCTTTCAATTTCTTCATTTTGTCTTGTTTTTACTCCAGTTTCTAAATCTAGTTCCGCTTTAGCATTTTCTTTGCTTACACCATTTTTAGTAAATAATCTGAATTTTTCCACTTCATTAAGTTGCTCAAATCCAGTGGTATCTCTTGTTTTTTCCATTTTATCTAATTGATCTTGCTCGATTGGTTTTGACGCCTGTGTTGAAGTTGGTGGTTTAGTGATTTTTTCAGCTAAAGGAATATTATCTGCATACGGTTCCAAAGAACCTGATGGTAAACCTCTTCTGCTCTCTAAATCTCTCAAAATAGTTTGACTTTGAGCTTTTTTTAACTGTGCCTTTTTATTTGTCTCTATTCCTTTCACTTGATTTTGAAGAAAGGCGATAGCTCTTGGCTGGTTTTCTTTTGATACACTAGATAAAATCTTACCAATAGCGTTTTGTAGTTCCGCGGGATCTTCACTTTCTGCCGTCTGAGCAAGAATATCCTGAATACTATTCTGATCTCTTCGTTCGTTCAGTGCTCCAAAACCTGCGTTTGCTATCGATCTTCCCACTTCAAATGGTGATGGTGTGCTCATTTAAAAACCCCTTTGGGTTAACGTTGGATCAAAATTAGGCAGTGCGAAAGGATCAGCTGTAAAACCCTTTCTTCCTCCAGAACCTGTAGAACCAACTGAAGCTTCTTGACCCGATCCTTGACCAATGCTGGTAAGGAATTTGAAAAAGTTATCATTACTTAATAATCCAGCGAGTCCCTGTCCTGCCGCCTCTCCTGTTGATAACTGATTCGGTGCGCCCGGTCCTGCTCCTAAAATGCTATTAATTGCATTCGACTTACGATTCTGACCTTGTTGCTGGAAATCTGCAAACTGAGTGTTTAGCAATTGATCAAGGTCAACACCAGCCCTTAGTAGTTGGTCGTCAATCCCTGTTCCCTTCTGCTGCCCTGAGGCGATAAACTGTTGCTGAATCCCTGGGGCTATCTGATTGCTAAAGAGGCTCTTGGCAGGATCTACAAATGACTTCTGAAAAGCTCCTTCATCTGTAGAAAAAAGATCCGCAAATGATCCTCCCCCACTTAATGAGGCTAGAAGGTCATCAATCAACTTGCTTTGTTGCTTTTGCGTTTTCGTTTCTTTGTCACCAAAATTTGATAAGATACCACCTCCTATCGAACCTGCTGCTGTTAAAGCTGCTAAAATTAGTGAAATTGTTGCTGGATCCATTTTATACCTAGCTTATTGTTGTCCATGTGACCACTGCTGGGGTGGCTGATGGGTGGTTCGTTAATATTTCAACCTTATCTGTTGCCGTATTTATGTTGATGCTACCTTGTGAAAGAAAAGTCTCTGATGGATCACCATCATCAACTCTAGAATACACATCAGCTTTAAGATTGATAGCTCTTGCAAGGTCAACATACATTCGTTGGATAATCTTAAGAAGTTTCTCGGCATCGATATTCTCCTGATCTCCAAAATTAAATGTTTCTGGTAATCTAGCCACTAGTCAACCCCCCAGGATTTGCATGAATTCGTACTGATGTTATTCTTACACCTACATTAGGACTAGTTTGCTTAAACCTAAATGACATGAAATTAGCCTCGTTATCTACGGTCATTGTAATCCACTCTCTTGATCTTGTCGAATCTATTGCAGGATTTAATAAAACATTTTGAATGAATGGGGATTTGTCTTCGTCTTCAAAGACATCTACCTTAAGAGATCCTCCATTCGTATCGATCAACACCTCAATGTGAGATATATAAACACGACTTCCTTGTGCTCTATAGGGGTTAAAAGGAATCGTCTTAGCTGAAAACTCAATAAGTTTAGTGACAGATCCGTTTTGTGTGTATGCTGTGAAGTTTCTAGAATCTACGCCTATTGTGACAGTCGTCGCTGTAGCTGCTGTTACAGTATAAGCATTGTCAACTAGGTATGTTTCTGATGTTGTATCAAAATTATTTATTTCTACCATACCTTCAACATTAGCGACAATCACTTGGTCACCTGGTAGGAATCCTGACGCAGACACTGGCAAAACTGTTGGATTGGCCTTCACAATTGGTGCTGAAATTTTTGCAAAATAATCATCATAATCTTGATTCAACTGATACACAAAACCCAGGTCATCACCTGCTAGGGTTTTTTGAATTTCTTGACCAAGTCCTATTTTTCCCCAAAGTTCTTCTGTAGTATCCCATCTAGCCCATGATTCGTTGCCGTCTGATGCCTCAATTTGGTTCCAAACTACATTTCTTCCTACGTCTGTTTGACCGAAACAACTGAATCTCTGATCATTGACCGACCATGTTTCCTCTTCATAATTGTAGACCAAGACAGAATTTTGGGTGTCGCTGTCAGTTCCAACTATTTGATAAGACCAAAGGAACTGATTGTTTAACCTATCAAACCCGCCGTAAATAAGTTCAAAATTGATTTGATCAATTTCGTCTGCTGTGAAATAGGGTATCTTGTTATCGGCCCTTAGGGATTGCCTTCCATCGGTTGATAGTACGCCTGTCTTGCCCATAGACATCACAACATCATTCCAGGTGACCGCTGAGAACTTGGCATCTGTTCCTAAAACTGAAGGTACTTTTCTTATGAAGTATGGATTAAATGCATCTGTGGTTTTCTCTAAAGTCCAGTTTGATCTATCGAAATTAAGGGCAATTATCTGACCCAGGATTTTGACACCTTCTATATCCTCAAAAGTATCAGCTTGAAGAAGTCCCGAACCTGCCACATTAAATTTATCCCCATTACCTAACGTGTTTCTAATTCCTGAATAAAGAATCCCTTGTGCAAATTGGGTTCCATCAATGGTTGGCCTAATAAAGTTTAATCTTTCATTGAACCAAGTGACATAGATTGACTTGGTTAAAGCTCCCATCGTTGGAGGTGCGTATTTTGGATTATCCCCTACTAGTGTAAAATCTTGTACGTCAGTACCATTGTAAAAGAATATTGAGGACTGATTTGGATTTCCATTAGCGGCAATTCCTTCGCCACAAAAAACAAATCTCGACGCATTATCTGAGGTTGGATATGAAGTTCCTGATATATAGAATTCTTTAGAGGACATGGCAAAACCTGCATAACCAGCCATACTTCCACCGAAAGGAATCTGATCTAAATTTCCTGTACCTGTGTTGTATTTATTCAAGAAATTCTTATCAAAAACTAATAGATCCTTTGTACCGTCGGGCTTGGTATGCTCAAATATTCCAAATATTCTTGAGTCATCATCTACTCTTGGCGTAAAAAAACCTGCACCTTTCCTAGACTGAAGAATCTGACGGTAGATAAAACCATTCTTGATATCTTGGAAAGAATCTGAGGGTTGGAGGTAATTGACTCCAGAATCTGAAACACCTGTATGATAACCTGTAATTTCAAATACTTCCATCAAAGCGCTCTATAGGTTACAATATAATTCCAATTTAATCCACTTGTGGCGTCATCTAATCTTACCCTTATATCTAATCCACTTGATTCAGTTCCATTTCCAAATTTAACCCCAGATTTTGGATCATCTGCCGAAATTGCTTGAACTGCTAAAGGTATTGTCCAAGAATTGACTGTTGTTCCATCGCTCCTAAAAATTCCTTTACAAGTGCGATATCTATCTTTATTATTAGCCCCTATATTTGTAGTATACATCCAAATTTCTCCGTAAACATCTGTAGGCACTGCTAATACAGTTTGGTAAGAACTTGTAAGGTTTGTAACAGTTCCAGTATCTTGCGAAGGTGAAACTTGATAAATTCCTGAAGAATTTCTTGAAAACCATTCTACACGTGCTACGGAAGTACTAACCGTTTTTGCGTATAGAACGGAATCTATGAGAGTCCCTAGAACAGGATCATCAGCATCTCCCATACTATCTACAAAACCTCTAGATTGGATAAACCTATGCCTTCCATTCAAATCATCATCAACATTCCAGAAGTGATCACGGGTTGTAACTGTATTCGTCCCAACAGCTGTCCCTCCCATTGTAGATTTAATATAAGCTATATTTTGAACGCCAGTAGCTTCGTTTGCTTTTACTGATACCGTTCCATCTGGCCAAACTGGATTCCAAGTCATGATCTAACCTACATTTTTTGGGTTTTTAGTTTTGGCAAGTTTGATTTGCCCATTTTCTTCTTGGCGCGTTTCAACTCCGTCGCAACTCCTGCCGTATCCATTTCTTTATTTATCTTCTTACGACGCTTTTTCTGGAACTCTTCATCAGCTTCAACAAAACTGTTTCCATCCACAACTCTTTTTCTAAAAACTTTCATTTTTTTCTTCCTTTCCCACTCTTTTTGGGCTTGTTTGATTTTCCAGCTACACTAAGGGCAATTGCTATCGACTGGTCTTTTGGTTTTCCTGAAGCTATTTCTTTGCGAATATTATCAGAAATTCCTTTCTTTGTTTTCGCTTTTTCACCTTTCAGTAACGGCATTTTTTCTCCTTACTTCCCATGTCCCCTTTAATCTGCATGGATTGGAACAATATTTTGAAGTTCCAAGTCTGTATTTTGGAACATAATATTGTTTTTTACAAATAATACATTGCAGATATTCTCCAGATTTTTTCTTAAGTAACATTCCAGCAAATTCAGGATGTTCTTTTGCATGACATTGAACACACAAAATTTGTATGTTTTCTGGACTACTTGCCAAATCAGGTCTTTCGCTAACCTTGATTTTGTGATGTACCTGTAAATCACTTGTTGAATTACATTTTTGACATCTTCCGACCTCTTCTTTAATCTTTTTGCATATGAGATGTGATCCTGTTCTATCATCTCCACCCTTCCAGTTTGGATGTTTTTCTCCTCGCATGTTTTCGCCACGAGCTTTCGACATACATTGAATTGAGCAAAACTTGCCTGGACTTTTCCAATGTTTTGGCTGAGTAAATTCTTTTTCACAAAATTGGCATTCATTGGTAATGACCTGTAATGGCTTTCTAGCCCTTCCCTTTCTTTGACAAGTTTGACTGCAAAATGTTCCTGGTCTATGTTTCCAGTTTCTTGCAAGAAATTCATTTCTGCATACTGGGCACTCTTTAAGTATCTGTTTATTTTCCATCCTTTCATATTAAACCTATTCAAACTCAAAGTCAAATTAAATCAGAATTTTGGGAGACTCCTCGAGTGCTTCACCTGATTATGCGTATGGGTTAACATTAGCTTACGTTCTCGAGCATATCCTTGTTGGATAGATGATAATGTTTGCGCATCATAACGGTAGTCTCTAGCATAGTTCAAAGCTGCTCCATAAGCTAGATATCTTAGCCAATAATCATATTGAATTTCTTTGTTTTCATTAGCATAATCGTTATTTTTCTTGTAACCGAAAATCTTTACCATATATGAAGTATCGGGAATAGTGCGAAAGGTAAACTCATTACCATAGTAGAGAAGATTTGTCGGGTATCCTGGAATTAATATCTCATCATTGTTAATCCCCCAAATAGCAAAAAACTCCCCTGGATCTTGGTAAATAGGAAGGAAATTCCAAGAAACAGAGTTGTTTATAGGGCTAAGCAATGAAATGTAGCACTCCATTGAAAGATTCACAAAATCGAAGTCGGCCCCAACATTATTCATGGTGTAAACGCCTGTAGTAATTGTTTGATCAATCGTAAAGGAAAGAGTTCCAAATTGCTCAAAAAGCTTTACATCATCCGACATAGTAAGGCTCGCGAAGTCATTTATGTAAGTCATTAGTGTTGAATCGCTAGCGTCGGGATCGTTTTGGTTTCTCCGTCCTATCGCTAAACGCATTATCCTAATCACATCTGAAACTAAACGTGAGCCTTTCGTTGCCATTTTAAGCGTCCTGGTAAATTGTTCTTATCTGGAAACGTGGCTCTTTATGTGAAACCCTTGTTTCCCTTGAGCCGTCAGTATTATCATACCAAGCCCAAATTGGAGTCCCTTTTTCTGCTAGGTAATGGATGATGCATTCGGGTAAATCATACGTATTACCTGGAATTAGGGTTTTCTCAAAATGAATGAGATGATTACTTAAAAATACTGGTAATGGGTTGCTTGGCTGATCATTTCGTCCGAAAACAATTCTTTGCTTTGGATGAAGATCAACTGGGCATTGCTTAATTTTATATCTATTTAGTCTTAACTTTTTGTTTTGGCGTCTAGCCTCTTCATTATAAAGACGATAGTCTCTAATTGATGTCAAAGGCATATCTTCAACTTCAATCTTATCCTTTTTTGCCTCGTCTAGACTTTTGTCCATAACTTCATCTACTGGTTGTGCTACCTGATCATGTTTTTTCATATTTCTCCTACGTTGCTTCATATATAAAGTTTGTTTCTATTAAATTGCAATTTCCTCCTAGAACATATGGAGGGAAATTTGTTGAATCTACTGGTAATCCTGTCACAGGGAAATATAGGTCGAATGTGGTGGTTCCTGTAACAATGATCTTCCAACGGAAATTATTTAAGGGATCCTCCCCTCTTGGCACTGGAATAGAACCATTAAGATCAGTCAATCTCACAAAATCACCTGTGGAATACCCGTGATTTGTAGTGGTTGTAACTTCGCATGGAGATGCATTGGTGATTGCTGAAATATCTGTCCTATTTGCTTGCTGTCCGCTCATTTTATCCTTAAAAAGGAGAGGGTTTCCCCTCTCCTTATTTTATTAGGTTAACTAATTATACAAAAGAACCTAAATCGGTATACTGGCCCCATTTATACGCCTCTACTAGAAATACATCCCCTGTAGTCTGCATGACGCTAGTTCCTGCAGTGAGTTTGTATGTAATAGGATCGTATGCATAAGGATTTGGATTATAAGGACTTGTTGCAGAGTATGGGTCAACTTGAGGGTTGTTCAAAGTCAAAACATGACTCTCAAGAGTAATGCGACCACCTGATACATAAGCTGTAAATGCTGAGGAGTCAATTGGCTCACCAGTAATCACATCTTTAAGGGTGAAAGTAGTAGCTGCTGTCACTACAATCTTGTATCTGTTGTTGTTAAGCTGTGCCATTCCACGATCAGTAGTACCCACATTTCCAAGATCAGTGATTCTAACAATCTGATCATTTTGGAAGGTATAGGCACTATGCGTGATTTTGCATGGGTCTGCCGGTGTAATAGCTGAAATAGTAGCGTGTGAGGTTGCTACTCCTCCTGCAGTATCAGCAACAGTGAAACCATTGGTTGCTAAATCAGCAAAGTTAAAACCTGCAGCTCCAGCATCAATTACTTGCTGTTGGAAAGCATGCGCAGCAGTAGTTTGCCCTCTGAACCAAATAGAGATCGGTTCTGGTCCCGCCGTAGCAGTCCATCTTGTTAGATTGTTAAAAACAACCTTGTCTGGTTGAAAATTAAAGGTAAATGTTTGAGCGTTACCGTCCGATGTGAACTTGAACGCCTCAGTCATTGTTTGCCCTTGAAATTGGTCTGACATAAAACGACTCCTTATGCTTTGGTTGATAGTAATGTTACAATATGGGAATCATCAAGGATAGCTGCGTTAAACCATGCAGTGAAACCCATTGATTGAAACCTATTTAAATAATCATTAAAACCTAGTGGCTTAAGGATCATTTCAGTGGATACCTCATCAAGTCCTACATACCCGTAAGCGTTTGCACCAACAAAAGTGTTGTTGTAAACAGGAGGGTTAGCAGTAGAAACCTTGACAAGTGTTGATGTTACCCAACGAGCTTCATCAGTTGCCCCGTACTCAGCTTGCAAGACCGCTTCTTGTGAGCCGTATTGAGCTGTTGGTACAAATGAATCTAAAGCTCTGATATCAGGTTTTAGATTTACATGACCAGTAACCCAAAAACCGGCTTCCACAGGACCTGTACCAAAGCGTGAAGATCCTTCAATGGTAGGGGTCATTTTCTCTGTATCGTTGTCATCAAGATATTGAATGGCACGGTTAACATCTGTTTGAGTTAGCTCAGTAATAACATTTCCGTTTACCCCATTGAGGCAGGAAATCTGCGGAACTGAGGAGTCCCAAACATCGCGAGTTACCTTATCAAGCATGGTATGCATGGTTTGAGAAAGGTTATCCGCTGTTTCGTTGGCTGTGTCATCTTCTACAACAAGAAGAACTTTTCTTCCTAGTAGAACGACTTTACCAAACTCTTGAACCGTGACGTTAATGTCAAATTTTTGTACTTGTTCAGGTGCTGGATCTGAATCTTGTGAAAGTACAACAGGATCGGAATTCAGGTTTTCTTGGCGTCTAAACGCTACTGTATCCGTGTTTTTTTGTGGGAGCACAAACGCTCTGCCGAATAGATTGTGCACATTGCGAGGCTTTGGGCGCTGCAAAAGTGCACGGTGTGACCATCGGTCAGACATCGACCCGTAGCCTGATGTTGTGGTGACTGACATATCATTCCTTTACCTACCTGCGTTTTCTCTGCGACTGCCTCCACTCTCGAAACTCA